TGACCAACAAACAGAGATAACCCACCGTCTTTAAGGTTGATGGTATTTGGATTGAAGAAGTTATATCTCCAAGGTATTACGTTTTTTGTTATTTGTGGTATCTCTACCTTTATATCATTAGCTACGCTCTTCATAAAGCTGGATAGCTCAGGAGTAACATTTGCATTGCTCTTGTATATTACTACATTTCCCGTTCTATACAGGTTATTAAGGAATCTTTCAGATCTTTCTTTGCCATTGATTTTTTTAAACCACTGCTTGAAAAATCTTTCAGCGGTTTTGTCCGGGTGAACAAGGCTAATACCCTGACTACCAAAGTCTCCCATTAAATCAACCACATTCCGTATGATTCCAACCTTGTCGTAAGCGTCCATGCACATCTTGATAATGCGCTTTTGGTTATTTGGAACTCTTTCTGCTTCTCTAAACGAGTAGTAGTCTCGCTTTGTGAACTGGGGTCGTACTGATCTATTACTCTCAATATTCAAGAAAGTACGAGAATTAGCAGAGCTTTTGCCTAAGCCAGTATAAGAGTCAATGTTCTCACTGTAGGTGGCAAACGCCTCTTGTCTATCTTCGTCGCCTGACCAAGTTATCATATTTTCACTCATTTTATGCCCCTAGGTTTTCAATTGGAATGTTAATTGGAATGTTACAATATTATACACAAATTAGTAAACATCTTTCATGCTTTCGGTAAACCAGTTAGGCCCGGTAAACATCGTGTCGCTGCTCTTTCGTTTGATACCGTCCATTGTTGCGAAACCCCCGTAGAAGTTGTACTCCTGTGGCGTGGGCGCTCTCATTATACCTCTAGCGGCCATGTTGGCCATAATCAAGGCAGAGTAACGGTCTTTTCTTATTTTGCTTTTTCTTCCTGCTCCAACGACTATTTCTGGAGTGTCCCATTTATCACGGCCAGAAGCTGTCTGTGTCATTTGTATCATGGCAAGCTCATCTTTAAGCTCTTCTATGTCGAGAACACACTCTTCAAGTGTATCATAAACCCTATTCTTAAGTCCGTCCTCTGCGGCTGATATACCAAGCGATACGGGGTCAAAGAACGGGAATAATAGGCATTTGTCCTCAAAGTCTTTTCTTAGGCTGTGATTTGCCTCTGCTAGCCAGTCGTACTTAGCAAATTGACACATTTCTAATATATGTAGGCCTTTTTCATCGTCAGTATCTTTGGCTTTGTCTTCGTCTATAACGGGCCATATTTCTACTTCATCTTCTTTGATCTTATCCTTGTCGTGAAGAGACTCCATTACGGCTATACCACCACCTTGTGCATCCATAGCAATGTGAACACACGGAAAAAGCCTCATAAGCTCTCTGATTTTTTTAGCACAGTATGCGTAATAGTCAGTCTCTGTAGAATAACCCTGTTTAACCTTGTCTTTGTGTTGTGATCTGTTTGTAGTCCAACAGTGAACAATCCTTCTGTGTTCTGCGTTTAGCTCAATTACTACGATGCTAAAATTATCAACCTCAGATGCCGGGTCAACCCCGAAAACATATCTTTTGTTTGGATCTCCCATTAATTTAGCTTCAAAGTGTATCTCGTTGCCTTGGGAATCTTTAAGGGTGTTATCGTTGGAGATAACGCATGACTCAATTAGCGATCTCTTAAAAAACCCTTGACTATCTCTAGTGAAACAGGCTCCAAATTCCATTCGATAAATACCTGCGTGAACTGTTGCTTTAGATCGCGCTACCTGAGCAGCGTCCATAAAACCTTCCGGTAATAGCTCATAAGGTATTCTGATTATGGAATACTGCGTCCAGTCAAAACTCTTTGGCACCTCTTCTCCACCAAATACTTCTCTCAGTCTGCTTTCTTGTCCTCTACTCTTAATAATCTGGCGCCATTTCTTCCAGTATGTTGCAAAGTGGTTAAAATCATAGTATGCCGTACCAGAAAGAATAATTTGGTTATCCCTAATGGATAAATCTTCTTCTTCTTTTTCTTTTTCTAACTCTACTCCTAATTCCTTGGCTCTTTTTTCAGCGGCTAGTCTTTTAACATTATCAATAGGGTCTGCGCTAACAGCGGCAAAACCAGCAACAACGTTCTCAAAAATATCTCTAGGTATAGAAGCAAACTCGTCAGATATAATATCATTAGCACGTTGACCACGAATCTTCTGCCCATCGCCAAGCGGCAAGCAGGTTACGGTGCTGTCGTTAATTCTCATAACACATCTATCAACGTCTCTGCGAGGCCCACTAGTATTACTACATATATCTCTCAATATTGGAGCGTTACGCCAGATGGTTTCCATATACTCAAACAGAACCTTTGACTGCCTAAAAGCAGCGCCTACCACCACTACTTTTCTCTTTGGTAGTAGCAGCGCTCGTAATAAAGAGTATAAAGACAGCATAAAGGACTTACCAAAACCACGGCTGGCAATCAGCATAGGGAACTTTCTGTTCCACATTTCACAAAGCATTAGAGCTTGAGACGGTAAGACTTGAACATTGAGAACATGTTTACAAAGAAATGAAAAATATTCTGGTCTAGTCATGAGATAGACTAACCTTAAGTGGTAATCATCATCTCTCATCGTGAGTATTTTGGTAGGGTTAAATAACTCGCCTTCTGACTCATTTAGGTTTAACCAAGCTTCATTTATGTGTTTTAATTCTGCTGTCATTTTAGGCTATTGACGCTCCCAAAGCTTCTGTGAGTTATAACGTTGTCAGCTAGCCCATAATAAACCGCTTCATGAGCTGTTAAGTACCAGTCTCCGTCTTTTAGTTTGCGTTTTAGAAATCGCTTGACTTTTTCCGTTGTTACGGATTTAAATTTTTCTTTAAAGTACTTGCCCTTTTCAGAACTCGCGGTATAGATATCTAACATGGTTTCTAATATTTTTTCCTCAAACTTAGCCCAGTTTTGAGTGTCTAGGTAGCTACCAGAGTTTCCGCTACTTCCATAGTGGCACATAAAATAGGCGTTAGGCATCATTACTCTCTGGTCTGCGGCTTGCAACACAATGCTGCTCATTGATTCTGCTTGCCCGTAGGCTAATATAGTTACGTAGGATCTGGAGAGTGTGATAGCATCGTATATAGCCATTCCATCGCCCCAGTTTCCACCAAGGCTATGCATATGAATAAGTATTGGTTCATTTTTAAGATAATCCAAGTATCGGAGGTTTTTAATAAATGTCGTGGCCATACGATACTCCACTCCCGGATCGTCTTCAAACGGGCCGTGGTGTCCGTGCAAATATATTTCTCTTTGCTTGAGGTCTATATTCTGATTATGAATTGACTCAATATCACTCATTAATTATACATCTCATTTACTCTTTTGAATATGCTAGATATAGTCAAGAAAGAGTTATGCTTATCTCCACAGAAAATAATATGTATGTCACGCTGAAGTTGAAATTCCATAAGACACTTCAACATGTATTTTCCGCTTATCTTTAACTTCTTCCTTTGTGACTCCGGTATTCTACTATTCTCTGGAAAATCAACTAGATCTGCCAAGGAAAACTCTAGAACTATAAATTTGTGCTTAAAGGGTTTCATTCGTTCAATCTCATTCATGAACGCATGTTTCTTTTGGCCCAAGTTCATAGCAAGTTCTTCAGGAGAAGCTTTGCGTTCAATACAAATCTTTTCCTCAAGGCCCACTATTGTATAGTCGCCAGTGTCAAGTTTTTGTACTATCATTCCATCGCACTTATCGTACTTACTAAAATGATATCCTTCTTGCTCACGAGTATCTTTAATAACTGTGAAATTAGGTGTTTTTACCATTGTTGTATACTATTTGAGAAAATAATGTTTCGTAAACTTGTTCATGCCCGGTTATTCTTTCGTGGCACGAACGACATAGGGTTATACCATTGTCAACATCATATCTCAATATAGCGGCATTTGACCACTTTTTTATGTGGTGTGCTTGTATTCTGTATTTTGAGCTACAGTTCGGCATTTGACAGCGGAACTTGTCTCTCTTGTATATTTTTTTACGCCAGTCTTTATATACTGGGTCGTCGTAATTTCTTCTCATTTTACAGCGGCGCTCATTACTCTGATATCTTTCTTGATTTCTTTACATAGCAATCTAGCTTCTGCAGAGTCATCTTGTCCCAGTATCAACTTAAACAACTGATGAGTTGCTTTAAAGCAAGCACCATCAGGGTCGTCAGCTTCTACAAAAATAATCGGAGCATTGTAATTGTATTCATATAGTCTGTATTTTTTAAGTCTTGATATAACTAATGACAAATCAAGATAAACTTTGTATATTTTCATTTAGGTCGTGTTTCATCATGATGTTTACGAGATCTCCTAAATCGTTCTTAGGAGTCCATCCTAGCTTTGTTCTAGCTTTCTCGGAACTTCCTCTTAGGTAGTCCACATCCGCAGGTCTATAAAATTTCGGATCAATAAATACATGATCTTCCCAATTTTCAATTCCCACGTATTCAAAAGCTCTTTCTAAAAATTGTTTTATTGTGCTCGTGCTCTCTGTGCAAATCACATAGTCGTCGGGGTATTCCTGTTGGAGCATTATCCACATCGCTTCTACATAGTCTCCAGCATAACCCCAATCGCGGCACGCTTCTAAGTTACCCAAACGGAGTTTCGGAAATTGAAATCCTTGGTCTTCGCTTGTTCTTCCCGGGATATACATGTTCTGAACATCAGATACTAACTCGGAAGGTTCGATTTTTTTTGATTCGCACCAGCCAATAAACTCTCCAACCCACTTGGTTATCTTGCGGGTTACGAAGTTTTCTCCACGTCTCTCTCCTTCGTGGTTAAATAGGATTCCGGCACTTGCATGTAAGCCGTAGGCTTCTCGATACAATCTAACCGCGTAATGTGCGGCACATTTAGCTATTGCGTATGGTGATTGCGGTAAAAATTTTGTTTCTTCGTTTTGATACTTCGTTCCGTCCCTTGGGTTGACATCATATGAATCCCCAAACATCTCACTTGAGGACGCTTGGTAGAATCGGCAATGAAGACTAAGATCCACAATGCTCTGCAGTATGTTTAGAACTCCTTTTCCCGTAATATCCCATGTGAGTCCGGGTTGTTTAAACGATATTCCTACATGCGATTGTGCTGCAAGATTGTAGACTTCATCTACATCATTGTTATTCGATAAAATATTTATAATACTACTCACATCAGTAATATCTCCATGAACCAACTCAAATCTGTCATTTTCCACAAGATGAGAGATCCTCTCGGTAGTGTCTACGCTGCTACGACGAGCTACGCCTACGACTTCATAGTTTTTTGATATTAGTAAATCAGCCAGATGGCTTCCATCCTGCCCCGTAACTCCGAATATAATCGCTTTCATTATTATTCCTTAACTGTTTCTGGTGTTAGGAACGGTTGATCCACTTGACCGTCCTCGTATTTATGAAATGCACTAAGTCGCTCTTTCTCTTTCTCCATAGATAATCGCATCTTTTCCATCTCTGCCCCATACTGTTGGGTTATAGCAGGATTTTGCATGAGATGAGCAAGCCAGCCCGTAAAAGTTTGTTTTGAATCTTCAAGACGCTTGATTCTCTGCTCTCGCGTCCCCTTCATTTCTTTCAACATTGAGCTCTTCTTGGTTTGAAGGTCTCGGTAGTCTCTATTCATTGACTCCTGAGCGGCCCTCAGAGACGCTATCTGGCGCTCTAGGTTAAATATGACATCTGTATCCTGATGTTCTGTGTCTGTCTGTCTCTCAACCTGTATGAGCGCCTCAAAAGCATTTATCTGATCTATGTTCTCTTTGTTATTCTTAAGACACCTATTCATCAAAAGTTCCAATTTGATCACGTCCACAACCTGCAGCTCTTCGGTTGGAAATACATCGTCTTTGAATTGATTAATGATTCTAGACCAGTGGTATTTGAATAGCTCAAGCTCACCCTCGGTAAATTGTTGTTGCAACTCAATCCAGTACGGTCTATCTTCTAATTCGTAAGCCGCCTGTTCAAACTCTGACAACCCCTTCTTTAAATTCTTTTTAAGAAAGTTGGTAATAGTAGAGGGATCACGATCCAGAGTCGTAGCAATTTGTTCTGCTGACATCGTATCTGCATTCTCTGTAATATAGCGGGTTTCTTCGTTAGATAGTCTACCCCTCTTCATAACCATGTTCCTCTAATATTGTTTGGATAATGAATAATACTTCCTCTTTCTTCTTTTTGGGTACATATACGTCATTAATAATTTTAAGATAGTCTGCTCTATGGTGTGCGGGTAGTTTTATATCTAATACCTTACCCATTTCCTTATAATCTAAACATTCTATGTATGTTTCTCGTCTATCTAGTAAATATTCCTCATTTGCCAGTTGTCCGGGCATTACGACCTTTGCTTTTTCGTCTTCGTCTGCTTGGAAGTGATTATCTCTAACAAAGTTCTTAAGACGGTTGGATAAATGGACTGATAGGAAGTTTTCAAGTGGGCGAGTCTCATCATAGCGTGGGAGAGCTTCCATACAGATAATAAATGCTTCTTGTTTTAAATCAGATCGTTGATATCCGTAGAATGTGT